TTTTTAAGAAGCCAAGGTTTGACTTTGAAATTCTTAAAAAGTATAGTGAAGGAATTATTGTAACTTCCGCATGTCCAAGTAGTGTTATTGTAAAAGCACTTGAAGAAAATGAATTTGCTATTGCTAAGAAACACATAAAGTGGTTTAAAGATACATTTGGTAGCGACTACTATATTGAAGTTATGCCACACAATACACCAAAAATTAATAAGATGCTTATTGAGTTGGCAGATGAATTTAAAATTGATGTTGTTGTTACTCCAGACTGTCACCACTCAGATACTTCTCAAAAAGAAATTCAAGAATTTAAATTGCTTATGAATACTCACGCAAAAGTAAATAAAGAAGCGTCATATGAAAAGTCTAAAAAGAAAGAAAACATGATGGCTCGCCTTGACTATCTTTATGGAGAAGATCGTCAAATTACTTTTAATAAATTTGACATCCACTTGCTTTCATATGAAGAAATTAAATCATCAATGGAAGCACAAGGAATTGATAGACCAGATATCTACGAGAATACATTAAAGTTAGCAGATACAGTACAAGACTATGATATTAAAAATGGATTAAACCTTCTTCCAGTTCAATATAAAAATCCAGATCAAGAGTTGGCAAACCTTGCCTTTGCTGGACTAGAAGAAAAAAGGTTAACATCTAACTGGCTAGGAAATGATGAGTATGAAGTTCGTTTAATGGAAGAACTTGAAATTATTCGTGATAAAAAGTTTGCACCATACTTTCTTGTTGTAAGTAATATGATTAACTGGGCTAAGAAAGAAGATATTATGGTTGGTCCAGGAAGAGGTTCTTCTGCTGGCTCCCTTCTTTGTTATCTATTAGGAATCACTGAGATTGATCCACTTGAGCACGGACTTTTGTTTTTTCGTTTTATTAATCCAGATCGTAATGACTTTCCTGATATTGATACAGATATTCAAGACACAAGACGTGATGATGTAAAAGATTATCTTGTAAGACAATATAGACACGTAGCATCTATTGCCACATTTCTTGAATTTAAAGATAAAGGTGTTGTGCGAGATGTTGCACGAGTTCTTGACATTCCGCTTACAGATGTTAATAAAGTTTTAAAACTTGTTGATACTTGGGATGATTTCTGTACATCTAAAAATACAGTTTGGTTTAGAGAAAAATATCCAGAAGTTGTTATTTATGGAGATCAACTTCGTGGAAGAATTCGTGGTACTGGAATTCACGCAGCAGGAGTTGTAACAAGTAAAGATCCAATATTTAGATATGCCCCATTAGAAACTCGCTCATCTCCAGGATCGGATGAAAGAATTCCTGTTGTTGGAATTGATATGAGTGAAGCAGAAAAAATTGGACTTATTAAAATTGATGCTTTAGGACTTAAAACATTAAGTGTTATTCAAGATGCAGTAAAGATGATTAAAGAAAATCACTATAAAGATATTGATTTATTATCACTTGATATGGCAGACCCAAAAGTGTATGAGATGATTTCTGACGGATACACAAAGGGTGTCTTTCAATGCGAAGCAACACCGTATACAAATCTTCTTATTAAAATGGGGGTAAAGAATTTAAATGAACTTGCTGCTTCTAATGCTCTTGTTCGTCCAGGTGCAATGAATACTATTGGTAAAGACTATATTGCTCGTAAACATGGAAAACAAAATGTATCTTATATTCACCAAATTATGAAAGAATTTACTGGAGATACATATGGGTGTATCCTATATCAGGAACAAGTTATGCAAGCATGCGTATACCTTGGTGGTATGTCAATGTCTGAAGCAGACAAGGTTCGTAAGATTATTGGAAAGAAAAAAGATGCGAAAGAATTTGATGAATTCCGTGATAGGTTTGTTACTGGTGCCTCTAGGTATATTAGTCCTAATTCCGCTTTGGATCTGTGGCATGATTTTGAAGCACATGCAGGCTACTCGTTTAACAAATCACACGCCGTTGCTTACAGTACTCTCTCGTATTGGACGGCGTGGCTCAAATACTACTATCCGCTAGAGTTTATGTTTGCTCTTCTTAAAAATGAGAAGGATAAAGATGGTCGTACAGAATATCTTATTGAAGCAAAACGTATGGGTATTCCAATTAAACTCCCACACATTAATGATTCTGATTTAGACTTTAAGATTGAAGGAAAAGGAATTCGTTTTGGTCTCACTGGAATTAAATTTATTTCAAATAATATTGCACAAAAATATATTGATGCAAGACCATTTAACAATTACAAAGAACTTGAAGAGTTTACTTTTACCAAAGGTAATGGAGTAAATAGTAGAGCCCTAAGTGCTTTAAGATTAACTGGTGCTGCTACATTTTCTGATAACCCACGTAATGATAATGAGATTAAAGAAAACATTTATGAATACTTAAACCTTCCAGAGTTTAATATAACAGTTCCATCTCACTATCATGCATTTATTCAACCAATTGAAGACTTTGAAGAAAAAGGATCGTTTGTTATTATGGGAATGGTTAAGTCAATTAAGCGTGGCAAAGGTTGGTCAAGAGTTGAGATATTAGATAAGACTGGTAGCATTGGTATTTTTGATGAAGAGCAAACAAAAATTGAAACAGGTAAGACTTGTTTAATTCTTGCAAGCGATAATAGAATTTTATCTTCAATTCCAGTTGACGAACTTAAAGGTTCAGACAATGCATTAGTAAAGTTTTTAAACTATAAGCAACTTCCATATAAGGATGATGAAATGTTTGTAGTTTCATTTAAATCAAGGATAACAAAGACTGGCAAAAAAATGGCGTCTCTAACACTGGCAGATGCATCAAGAGAACTACACTCAGTAACCGTTTTCCCTACAGCATTTCCAAAAGCATACATGCATATTAAAGAGGGTAGTGCTTATAAATTTAGTTTTGGCAAAACAAAAGATGGTACAGTAATAATGGAAGACATATTAAATGTTTAATAATACAGAAAAGAGATCAAAATGACAGTAACAATAGAAGACGTACTGGCACAGTTAAATCCTAAACTACGCAAAACAGTTATGTCTGGAGATACAATTCCAGCAACACAGTATGCACCAATGCCTAGTTTTGGTTTAAACCGTGCTTTAAATGGTGGACTTCCGTATGGTAGACAAGTTCTTATTTGGGGTTCAAAGTCATCTGCAAAGTCCTCCCTATGCCTTCAGATGATAGGTCTAGCACAAAAAGAAGGAAAGATCTGTGCATGGATTGATGCAGAAATGTCATATGATAAAAAGTGGGCAGAGCATCTTGGTGTAGATACATCAAAATTAATTGTTTCTCAATGTCGTACAATTAATGAAATGGTTGATATTGGAACCAGTCTTATGAATGCTGGCGTAGATGTGGTTGTGGTTGACTCAATAACATCACTTCTTCCAGCAATTTATTTTGAAAAAGATTCAGATGAATTAAAGCAATTAGAAAATACAAAACAAATTGGCGCAGAGTCTCGTGACTTTTCAAATGCATGGAAAATGATTAACTATGCTAACAATAAAGTAAAGCCAACATTATTTGTTTTGATTTCACAATCACGTAATAATATTAATGCAATGTATACAAGTCAACAACCTACTGGTGGTCAGGCAACTAAATTTTATTCATCTACAGTGATTAAATTATTTTCTTCCGAATCAGATAACCAAGCAATTAAAGGCAAAATTCAGGTTGGCGATAAACTAATTGAAGAAAAGATTGGTCGCAAGATCAGGTGGGAACTTCAGTTCTCTAAGACATCTCCTGGATTTCAATCTGGAGAATATGATTTTTATTTTAGAGGAGATCAATTAGGCATTGATTCTATTGGAGATCTTGTTGATACAGCAGAATCGGTTGGATTAGTTAATAGAACTGGCGCTTGGTATATTTTACCAGATGGTACAAAGATTCAAGGCCGTGAAGGTTTTATTAATAGGGTTAAAGAAGATCTAGAGTTGCAGGAAGATTTAAAGGCAAAAGTTTTAAATGTCTAATCAAAAATTTTCTGTGTATCCTGGTAAATGGCCATGTAAAACTTGTGACGAAGTTGTTACATCTTTAAGACTTTGGCAAGAAACTGGAACCGTAAGTTGGATGTGTAGTAAAAAACATATTTCAAAGGTTGATTTAATTCCTAATAAAAAAAGAAAAAGAGATTATTTAAATGAAAAATAAACAAGTTGATACTGGATTTTATATTTTTAATAGTAAAGATGTTTGTGGACAAAGTTTAATTCATTTAATTAATTTATATTTACCTAAAAATTTTATTGCTGCAGAAGTTGGCACAGATAAAGCACAAACATCATGCACAATTGCTCAAAATTGTTTAAATCTTAAAAAAATATATGCAATAGATAGTTATCTGCCTTATGAAAACAATAATGGCCCTAGTCCGATAGGGGAAAAAGAAAGTGATTATTCAAAAATTATTGCAAAACATAACATTGAGTTTAGTGGAGTTAAAGAAAAAATAAAATTGATGGAATTGGATTGCATGTCTTCATTAAAAATGTTTGAAGATAATTCTTTAGATTTAATTTTTTATGATATTAATTTAGACTATAACACTTCTTTTAATTATTTATCAGAATGGTATAAAAAATTAAAAGCAGGCGGAATATTTTCTGGACATTGTTGGGATGTTTTACAAATTCCAATTTTAGAACTTAAAAATAATGAAAATAATAATAATTTATTAAGCATATACGATAACGTTTGGGCATGGATAAAATAATGACAGAAAAAAATGAAAGTAAAAGAATCGGCGCCAAACAGCATAAAAATTCTGGTAGGAACACACAGAAGGGGGATGCAACATGGCGTCAATTTGTTGTTGATTTTAAAGAGGTTGGTAAATCCTTTACTCTTAATAAAGATGTCTGGGCAAAAGCAGTTACAGATTCAATAAAGGCTGGAAGAGATAAGTCTCCAGCAATCATTGTGGTTCTTGGCGAAGGTAACACAAAAGTAAGACTTGCTATAATTGAAATGGATATGCTAGAACAATTAACGGAAGGATATGAAAATGAGTGAAATGGTTCAACAAAAAACAACTATTGATATGGTTAATGGTCTTAGCGAAATTGCAGACTATATGCAAGATGAAGAACTTACGATTGCCTTAACTATGATTGCTAAGATAATTATTAAGCCAGATGTTCCAATTCAGGTTGCAAGTCTTGAAATTGTAAGGCTGCAGGCAATTGCAGCAAAGATGTCTTTTAAGGCTACATGGATGGCCAATGTTGATAAATCTGACAGGGCAAAGAAAAACATATATTTTACAGCAGCACAAGCAATTAACGATCTAGTATCAGCACTTAAATACATAATGCGCTAACTGGTATACTTATATAAACAGGGGATAAAAATGACAAAAAACTTACTACAAAGCGTTATGATTAAAAGTGTTTCAAATAAGAATAATATCTTAGATTCAGATGCTTTAATTGAAAAGATTAAGTCTGGATATATTATTAATCGTGGACCAAAATTTCAAACAAAGAAAACATTTGCTCCATCAACTATTGCATATAGTCATGGAGAGTGCCCAAGATATTGGTATCTAGCATTTGACGGCGCAACTTTTGAAGATAATGCAGATGCATACGGTGCAGCAAATATGACCGCTGGAACTCTTTCACATGGAAGAATTCAAGATGCCATGATGAATGCTGGAGTGGCAAAAATATTTAGAGATGATGACAATCAGCCAACAACAGAATTTAAAATTAGATATGATGATCCACCAATCTTTGGCTATGGGGATGCCATGATTGAATGGGAAGGCGAAGACATTGTTGGTGAAATTAAAACAATGCTTAATGAAGGATTTGAATATCGTAAAAATTCTATGAAACCAAAACTTGGGCATCTTATTCAGTTGCTTATTTATATGAAAATTCTTGGAAAGAAAAAAGGAGTTTTAATTTATGAAAATAAAAATAATCATGAATTATTAGTTCTTCCAGTTCAAGTAGATGATTACTATCGTCAATGGATTGACAACACATTTCAATGGATGCGTGATGTTCGCAAGGCCTGGGTAGATCGCACACTACCTACAAAAAATTATCGCTCAAACTCTAAAGTCTGTAAAACATGTCCAATTCAACAGGCCTGTGCAGATGCTGGAACTGGAGTAATAAAACTTAAATCCCTGGAGGGGTTAAGTGAAACTATGTGAACGATGCGATAATCACTTTGAACCTAAAGTAAGTTATCAAATATATTGTGGAGAAAAATGTAGAGATGACGCCACAAAAGAAAAAATTGCAGAGCGATACCAAATTACTCGTAGACAGAGGAGAATAGGTAAAAAAAGAGTATGTCTTGGAGGTTGTGGAGAACAACTTTCAATATATAATGATTTTGGATTTTGTTCTAATTGTAATGTAAATAAAAAAGAAGTAGAAAAAATGCTTAAACAATTAAAAGGAATTATTGACTATGAGCAAAACTGGTAAGCCACAAAGAATATGTGCTATTGATGCTAGTACTAATAGTCTTGCTTTTGCTATTTTTGATGGCAAAGAATTAAAAGAAGTTGGCAAAATAAATTTTGAAGGAAAAGACATATATGAGAAAGTTGGAAATGCAGCAAGAAGAACTCTTGCATATTTTGATGCAGTAATAAATGCTGAAGCAATAGTAATTGAACATACTGTTTTTATGAATAGTCCAAAAACTGCTGCAGATCTTGCTTTGGTGCAAGGTGCATTGCTTGGTGCTGCTGCCATGTATGGAATAAATACAGTTGGCAAAGTATCTCCAATAACCTGGCAAAACTATTTAGGAAATAAAAGACTAACAAAAGAAGAACAACTACTGCTTAGATCAAAAAATCCTGGCAAATCAGACTCTTGGTATAAGTCATACGAAAGACAGTTTAGAAAAGAAAGGACAATGAAATTAATTGAAATCAACTATGATAAAATTATTAACGATAATGACATTGCTGACGCTTGTGGTATCGGTCATTGGGCTATTAATAATTGGGATAAAGCAATAGGAAATAATGAATAGAGATGGTTTTATTTTTAAAGAAGAAGAACATGAGGTTTCTTTAATTGTAAAAACACTATGTCCAGAAAAATGGCTATTAATAGATCGTGAAACTGGACAAGTTTATCAAGGAAATCCTGGGGGGTTTTGGGATAAACTTAAAACAATAACAAGGAGTAGTGAATAATGCCAGAGTTAAATGCAAATATACCGCCAATTGAGTGTTATGTTCGTGGTAATTTTTTAAGAGATCAGGAAGATAGCCATGACAAATATTTTCCATGCGTAATCTTTGGTGTGTCAAGTATTAAAAGCAGAAGTCCACTGTTTCACTTCCTAATGGAAGACGGAGGAATTTGGTGGAGAATGCCAATTAATGCATTTTGTACAAAGCCAGGAGTCCCAGAAGAACCAATTTATAATCTTGTGCTTTGGAATTCTTTTAGTCCACACATAGCAGTTACCAAATTTGAAAACTTAAGCAATATGAGAATGTCATATATAGATAGAAATAAAAATAATGTTGGTGGAAAATATTTATTTACTTTAGATTGGCATAATCCAGAAAGTAATATTTTAGATGATGGCTACTCAGAAAATCCTGGGCAACATAAATGCGGTCACGTCATTCAAAGAGATGATGGAAATTTTGCGGTACAGCCTAACAATCGTATTAGATTAAAAGAACCATCATTCGTAACTAAGAAAGATCTAGTAATACAAAGACTTATAAATACAAACAAATGGGATGTTGAAAGTTATGACAAGTGGGTTCTAGAAGACTCAAACGCATATGACTATGACATTTCTGAAGCAGAAGTTGACAAATAATAGAATGGCTAGTAAACTATATACATCAGAAGTTTTTATGCGTAAGCGTTATGTTATGGATAAAAAGACTCCAGAAGAGATTGCAAAGGAGTGTGGATGTACAGTAGAGACTGTTTATGTTTACCTTGCAAAATTTGGATTAAGGAAGTCTAAGCGATGAAACTTGATCCAGTATATAAAGATGTCAAAAACTTTGGTTGTCAAGATTTATATCTAAGATCGGTCGGAGCACCTTCTGGGCCCAAGATATGGATTGCATGTCATTCAATAGCAAGTATGTTAATTGAAAAAAATATTGCCTATGGGGATTCAGCACTTGACCCAGTTAGAATTTTTAGCAAGGCAGACCCAGTAGAACAACTTAGAGTTAGAATTGATGATAAATTAAGCAGACTTATGAAGGGTACTGACTATGTTGGAGACAATGACATTGATGATTTAATAGGATATCTGGTATTATTGAAGATAGCAAAGGAAAAAAATGTCAACTGAAAAAGATTTAGTAGATCACCTAGACCAGGTTAATACTGTCGTAACTGAATACTTAAAAGGCAATGACCCAACAGTTATATCTAAAGAACTTGATATTCCACGCACTCGTGTTGTTCAATTAATTAATGAGTGGAAGGTTATGGCTTCTGCAAATGATGCTATTCGTGCTCGTGCAAAAGAAGCATTAGTTGGTGCAGACACACATTATACTAAACTTATTACAAAAGCATATGAAGTTATTGATGAATCAAGTTTGACAAGTAATCTTAGTGCAAAAACTGCAGGAATAAAACTAGTAATGGATATTGAATCTAAAAGAATTGATATGTTACAAAAGGCTGGACTGCTTGAAAATAAAGAACTTGCAGAAGAGATGATTGAGATTGAACGCAGACAAGAAGTTCTTGTTGGAATACTTAGAGATATTGCATCATCACACCCAGAAGTTCGTGATATTATTATGCAAAGGCTTTCGGCTATTGCTAAAGAAGGCGAAGTGATTACAGTTGTCCACGATGTTCAATGATTTTTTTGAAGTTCTTAAAGAGAATCACTTTGTTGAAAAACCAGTTGATGCAAAAACATTTGTTGAGTCTCTAGAATATTTAGGTCAGCCACAACTATCTTCAGTTCAATATGACATTGTTGAAGCAATGAGCCAGATTTATCGTAAAGAAGATTTACAAGAACTTTATGGAAGCGTAGAAGGATTAAATTATTTTAATAAATATACAAAAAATGAAATTATTCTTCAACTTGGCAAGGGTAGCGGTAAAGATTTCGTATCAACAGTAGCCTGTGCATATGTAGTATATAAATTATTATGTCTCAAAGATCCAGCGTCATACTATGGCAAACCATCTGGAGATGCTATAGATATTATTAACGTTGCCATTAACGCACAACAGGCTAAGAATGTTTTCTTTAAAGGTTTTAAAACTAAGATTGAAAAGTCTCCTTGGTTTGCTGGAAAGTATAATCCAAAAGCAGATTCCGTTGAATTTGATAAAGCAATTACTGTTTATTCTGGACACTCAGAAAGAGAATCACACGAAGGTTTAAACTTGTTCATGGCTGTTCTTGATGAAATTTCTGGTTTTGCATCTGAAGTTGGTACAGGTAATGAGCAGGGTAAGACTGCAGAAAATATCTATAAAGCATTTCGTGGTACTGTAGATTCTCGTTTTCCTGATCTTGGCAAGGTAGTTCTTCTTTCATTCCCACGTTATCAAGGTGATTATATTTCTCAAAGATATGATTCCGTTATTGCAGAAAAAGAAACTATAGAACGTAGACATAAGTTTATTATTAATGAAGAACTTCCAGAAGGACCAGATAATGAATTTGAAATTCAATGGGAAGAAGACCACATTCTTTCTTACAAAATTCCAAAAGTTTTAGCACTTAAACGTCCAACATGGGACGTAAACCCTACTCGTAAAATTGATGATTTTAAGATTGCATTTTTAACTGATCTTGGAGATGCAATGATGCGTTTTTTATGTACACCAACATATTCATCAGATGCATTTTTTAAACAAAAAGATAAATTAGTAAAATGTATGACAATGGCAAACCCTGTTGATAGTTTTAAAAGATTCTCAGAAAACTTTAAACCAGACCCAGACAAAGTTTATTATATCCATGCTGACCTTGCACAAAAACACGATAAATGTGCGGTAGCAATTGCTCACGTAGATAAGTGGGTAAATATTCAGGTAATTAAAGATTATGAACAAGTAGCCCCAATCGTAATAGTAGATGCAGTTGCATGGTGGGAACCAAAATCAGAAGGACCAGTAAATCTATCTGAGGTTAAGCAATGGATTATTAATCTACGCAGACAAGGGTTTAATATTGGTATTGTGTCTTTTGACCGTTGGCAATCATTTGATATTCAGAATGAACTTAAGGCTGTTGGAATAAGAACTGATACTGTTTCTGTTGCTAAAAAACACTATGAAGATTTAGCAATGATGATTTATGAAGAACGTGTAGCAATGCCAATGATTCCTTTATTACTTGATGAAATGTCAGAGTTAAAAATAATGAGGGGTAATCGTGTTGATCACCCTAGAAAAAAATCTAAAGACTTAGCAGACGCTGTATGTGGCGCTGTTTTTGGAGCAATATCACATACACCAAAGGATACTAATCTTGAGATTGATATCCATACCTGGTCTTCCTCTACAAGACTTGCAGAGAAGCAGAGGGCTATGGTAGAATTAGATAACAAGGAAATGCCTGAAGATATCAGAGACTTTCTTGATAAATTAAATATAATATAAACTAAACAAGGAGAAAGATGAATTCATTTAAAAAGATCGCACTTGTTACGGCTGCAGCAGTAGCAAGCACATTTTTTGTTGCAATTCCTCAAGCATCAGCAGCGGTAACTAACGGATATGTATTATCCGATTCGTTGGCTGCAGGTTCTCGTGGCGTAACAGTATTAACAGACACAACTAAGGCAGAGGCTGGAGTTAATGCAGTAATTGCACTAACAACAAGTGATACCTTGGCTGCAACTGCAGATGACAATGTATCACTAGAAATTTCTGGTCCTGCAACATTTACTGATTACACAGCAGCAGGAGCAAATCCTACTGGTGTAACACTTACCAATCTAGGTAAGGCATTTACATTTACTGCTACAACATCATCAGCAGTTTCATTACCAACAAATGTAAAATTAACTGTTAATGGCTCAGGCACAATTACAGTAACTCAAAAGAAAAAAGTTGGAGCAGCAATTTCTGTTATTGATATCAAGACAATTTATGCTGGAACTGTTGCAAAGACAGATATTCTTTCTGTAGCAAACAGTTTTGGTCGTGTCCAAGATACATCAACACAAGGAACTCTTGCATCTAGCGTAGACGTTACTGGATCAACAACAGTTGTAAATGGTGGAACAGGATATGTAAACGTTCTTGCAAAAGACGGATATGATGCCACACTTGCAACTAATGGTGTTCTACAAGCATCCGCTACAGGTGGAGCAGTTGTTGCATGGGACGGTGCTCCAAGCACACAGGTTTCATTTGCTGTAAAGAACGGCGTAGGTGGTGTTCTTCACATTAAACAGGGTACTGCTAATGAGAACAAGCCAGTTGCAACAACAATCACAGTTTCATACAATGGAACAGTATTAACAACTAAGTCAATTACATTTACTGGACAGGCTGCATCTATTGTAGTTTCTGGTGAAGACATTGCCCAAGCAGGCGGAACACGTACAGGAACATATGACTTTGTAGTCAAGGATGCTTCTGGAAATCAACTTGCTGGAATCACTCCAACTGCTGATACTGCAAAGTATAATGCACAAATAACTGCTGTTTCTGTTGCTGGAGCATCATCTGCTACAGCAGTACAAACTGGTGGTTGGACATGTGCTGCTACATCAGGTTCAACAAAAGTACGTATTAAGCATACACTTGCAGATCTAAGCGTAATCTACTCAAATGAGTTTGATGCACGTTGTGGTCAAGGTGTTAATAAGTACACAGCAGCCTTTGATAAGGCTTCATACGTCCCAGGCGAAATTGCAAAGTTAACTGTATCTGCAACTGACATTTCAGGTGCAAAAGTTTATGATGCAGCAACACTTGGAACTGGAGTAGCAATCTCTGCTGGTGGAATGACACTAGTTGGAACAGTAACTTCAACAGATACATTTGCAAACGGATCAAAGACTTATCAGTTTACCGTTGGTAATAATGCTGGAGCATTTAATGCAGTAGTTGATCTACCTGCATATGTTTCAACAGATTCTGCTAAGGTAGTTTCATACAAGGTTGCAGAATCAAGTGCTACTGTATCTAATGCTGAAATTTTAAAGATGATCGTTGCACTTATTGCAACAATCAACAAGCAGATTGCAGCACTACAGAAGGCACTTCTAAAGAAGTAAATTCTTAATAAATTAGGGGGCAGATTAATTTCTGCCCTCTTTTTTATTACACTTTTGTTGTTTAATTAAATAAAAAATGATATAATTAACCATATAATTAAACATAGGAGTTAGCCCCCAAATTGAGTAACCTAAAACGCAAACTATTAATAGGCTTTGGGGTCGGACTATGTGTCACAGTTTTTGGAATAATGGCACCAGATCATGCTGGGGCTACAGAAAATCAAGAGCAAGTTATTGTAAGTCCTGCTCAACAGGCAGTTAACTCTGCTCTTTCTACTGCTGCAACAGAGGTCCAGCAGGCCATTACAGCCACAAACAATGCCTTGATAGAGGTAACAGAAGCACAAACTGAATATTCTCAAGCCCAATCTGCAACGGCAGAGGTAACATCAAAAATATCTTTGGCCAATACAGAAATAAATAATGTTCAAACCGCTATTAATACTATTAATAATGTTAACTTATCTTTTACTCCAATAGATCAAAGTTCTCAGATAGTTCAAGATGCAAAGGCTACAGTAACTAATGCAACTACCGCTATAAATAATATAACAACACAAATAACAGAGGCTCAGACAGCAATATCTGAAACCGTTGCAGCAAAAACAGAAGCGTCTACAGCACAATCAACTGCACAAACTGAATTAACTCAAGCAAACCTTGCTATTGATGCTGCTCAAACAGCAGTCAATAATTTACAAGCCACCATTGGAACAAGCACAAATGTTTTGGCTGGAGTAGATGATGCTGGTATTCGCATGAATCTTCCATTTAATTTACAAATGGGTGGCACTTTATATAATAATGTTTATGTTGGATCTAATGCAACCATAACTTTTGGTGTAAATGAAGGAGCAAATTATTATTCAACTCCAAATGCTCCATCTGTATCTATAGCAGGATGGGACTGGACAACATGGAGCACAGGAACAGGTATTACTTATGCAACAACTGGTACAAGTTTAGATATTGCATGGGATGTTAGACCATTTCCACAACAAGATGCTTCAACGCAAATGGTTCAAATTAGATTTAATTCAGATGTAAACCCAACAAACGGTGCATGGATAGCAAATGTAACTGCAGTTGGACCAATACCAAACCAGGCAAGATTTAATTATAGACAAACAACTGGCGGTGCAATAACTAATATTATAGATACAAATCCTGGATCAGGTTTTGCTGGACAAATAAGTCAAGGTGCATCATTTACTCCATATGTAGATCCAAATACATCAACTGTTCAAGCAGCAGTTGATTCAGCCAATGCAACCATTACTCAACTTAACCAAAGCCTTTCTCCAGTTGTTGTTCAAAATGCATTAAATACTTCTGCAATAAATAATATTAACACAACATCATTAAGTAATACTGTTAATTCTGCGGTATCAACAAAAAATACTTTACAAGCAACATTAAATACAAGAGCAACTACGCTAACTACTGCTATTAATAATAACATTCCAACACCTGCCCCAATACTTGCAGAGCCTATTATTGAAGGAACAACAGTTACTATTACCCCAGAACTACCAGTTGGGTTTACTCCTAATACATGGTTTTATCAGGTTATTGCTAATGATCCAACAGCAGAAAATCCCTATGCTGGACAAACATTAAATACAGATGGTGCTCCAAGTTCTATTCAATTAACTGGTTTAACAGAAGGTGCTACATATACTATTAGAATTGCTAACTGGTCTGGACCTATAAGTAATTATACTGAGACTGTTGTTTCAATACCTGCTTTACAAAGTGCAAATTTAAGTGGTGGAGGAATATCACAACCACCAGCAGAACAACCACCAGCAGAACAGCCACCTGCAGAAGAACCACCTGCCTTAGAACCACCTGCCTTAGAACCACCTGCAGAAGAGACTCCTGCTGTTGAGCCTCCAGCAGAAGAGCCACCAATGCCAGTTGAAGAGCCTCCTGCACCAGCAGAAGAAGCACCAATGACAGTTGAAGAAGTTATTGCTATAGTAGAAAATCTTGTTGCAGATGGTAATTTAACAGCAGCAGATGCTGAAGCGGTATTAGATGCTTTAATGGCAGATGGAGAAATTACATCATCTGAAATAAATACATTAACTGATCAATTAATATCAGATGGAACTTTAAGTGCTAACGAATCAGCATTAATTGTAGACGCACTCAACGCTGATGGACAAATTACAAATGCAGAAGTAAATAATTTATCAGATGCATTGACTGCAGATGGAACATTTACCCTAGCAGAAAAAGATTTGGTTGCAGAAGTTTTGATTGCATCAGCAGATGGTGAGCCAGTTACTGCAGCAAATATAGAAGCAGCGGGACTTGAATATCGTGATCTTCCACCACAAATTCCAGTAGAAGTTAGAGAAGATTTAAATGGAAATCCTGTTGTTATTACAGCAGAGGTAGCATCAGCCCTTCTTACCCTTGAGTCTCCTGCTGCTTTGGTAGGAGCAATCGCTGGATGTTTTAATCCAGATGAGGCTATTGAAGGCTTAACAGAAAAACAAAAATGTGAGGTATTCTTAGCATTAGCAAGTATTGGTGCTGATATGTCTCCACAAGAAAGACAAAAGGCTAAAGAAGTCCTTGTAGCAGCAGTGCTAGTTGGACAGGTCATAGTTGGTAGTGCAATGATAAGGAGAAGATAATGAACTGGTTAAAGAAAAGAATCATGGCGATTCTAAGTGAAAACTTTACATTTCTAGGCTTCTTTGTAGCGTGGGTAGTTTTAGAGGGTAGTGCAAAGACAGTAGTAGGATATGTAACTTTAGCATCAATCGCTTTATGGTTTATGACCATTGGCATTCGTGAAGACGAAGAGTAATAGTATAGTATAATAAAGGTTATGAAAACCATTCGTAACCTACTAGTTATATCACTATTAGCCCTATCCTTGACTGGATGTGCTAATAAGTATCGTTATGAATGTCAAGATCCAGTAAACTGGAATAAAGAATCATGTAATCCACCAACTTGTTTGGGGTATGGAGAATGCCTAAACGATATTTATGGTTATGATCCAAGAGAGGTAACAACAAAATGAGAGAAAAATATACTACAGAACAGTTAGAAGCAAGATTAAAATTTTTTCTTGGACTAACATTAGGAGCAATTTTATTATTTACAACAATGGGTATTTTATATGCCCTTGTTTTTGTAACTCAACCACTTGGCAGTGTGTCAGAAAACGATAAAATGTTCTTCAACGTTTTGTCATCTGTGGCAACATTTATTACTGGAACACTTGCTGGTATCTTGATTGGCAGAGATGGTGCTAAAGATGTAATGGCTGCACAGATAGCAAATAAAGAAACAGATGCTAAAAATATGCAAGCAGATAAAAAATTAGAAGCAGAAATTGATGCAACTACAGCACGTTTAGCAGCAAAGCCAGACGGACAAATGCCAGAAGAACAACCAGTTGATACAAATTGGGATAAATAAAAATGGCAGAACAAGGTACAGCAGAACGTTTAATTGAGGTTGCAAATGCAGAACTAGGAACTATTGAAGGTCCTAAAGACAATGAAACTAAGTATGGTGCATTTACTAAGGCTAACTTTCAGCCTTGGTGTGGATCATTTGTTATGTGGTGTGCAAACGAAGCAGGTGTAAAGGTTCCTAATACTGTTTATACTCCAGGTGGTGCACAAGCATTTAAAAAGTCTGGTGCTTGGATTGATGGAGACGTAGCAGATCCAGAACCAGGAGATATTGCATATTTTGATTTTCCATCAGATGGCGTTGATAGAATTTCACATGTTGGAATTGTTATTAAAGATAATGAAGATGGAACTGTATGGTGCATTGAAGGAAATACAAGTCCAGATAAAAAAGGTAGCCAAAGAAATGGTGGGCAGGTTTCAAAGAAACTTCGTGCATTTAAAAAGAATAAGGCTGGAGAAATGATTTCTATTGTAGGTTTTGGTCGTCCAAAATTTGGAGTTTCTACCACAAAAAGTACTGTTAAAAAATCTCAAAATATAGCAAAAACTTGCCCATCCTGCGGTCAAAATATAAAATAACCTGCTTGACCTGCTAAAGTTTTGCTGGTATACTAAATATACCGCATTCTGGAGGGGTATTCTTATGACTTGTATTGCCGTAGTTCGCCATGAAGATAAGATATATATGGCTGGTGATCGTGGTGCTAGCGATGATGGAACTATATTAGCACTTGATGCTCCAAAGGTTTGGAAGATTGGTCCATATTTAATTGGTTATGCTGGCTCAATGGACGGAGAAAGAATCCGTTATAACTTTAAGCCAAGTGTTCCAAATATCAAAGATATAGATAAATTTATGCAAACTAGATTTATTAGAGAACTTAGAGAATTTTATAATGATTTTTGGGTTGATACATCAAAAGAAGGCGATCTTGGTTTGATTATTGCTGTTCGTGGACAAATTTACGAACACAGCGCTGTAGATATGTCTTTATCTAAATACACAGTTGACTATTTAGCAATGGGTTCTGGGGCAGAGTATGCATATGGAGTGTTGTATGCAACAGATAAACAAAAAAATGCAAGGAATAGAGTTGTATCTGCAGTAAATGCAGCAATCAAATTTAATCCGTCGTGCATGGGTCCAGTTGACGTAGTAAGCATTTAAGGCTATACTTATAATATGGAAGAGTTTAAAGAAATATTAAAAGATATTCAGAGCAAAGAGTCGGAAGATAAAGAGTTTGAAATCTGGCTTGATAACGGGATTGAGCGGGGATGGATAACAGAACCGTTCTGCAATACTCATGACGGAGATCCGTACATGACTGAAGAAGAACAACAAGAATGGGAAGATGGTGGGGATCCATGTCAGGTAGTATTCAAAATAAAAGAATAAAGGCAAAGATATTAGTCTTATCTTTATTAGTATCATTTTTTTCATTAGGTTTATCTCAAGGCGCAAATGCAACCGATGGGGCAGGAGTATGGGCCGTTGTTGATAGTTCTGGAACTGTAACAAATGTGATCGTCTGTACACAGGCTGTCTGTGGTGGTGGAACTTTGGGTGGAGAGAGAGTGGTTCCACAAATTGCTCCCAATCCAATTACAAATGATGCTCAAGGGCAAGGCAGTTTTATTGGAAATGAAAGTGCTGGCATTAGAGTCACTGAGTCAAATGGAGTATTCACAGTTCATGAAAATGTAAGAACTTACAGTTCAGAAACCGAAGTAGCAGTTGATGATAAAACTAAAACAACAACGACAACTATTTCAGAAATAAGCGTTCCAGTTGCTTCTAGATCTTTTACATACAATGACACTGTTGGAAAAACTTACTCAGAAATAAAATTAAATATTGAGTCTTATGATAATGAAAAGCCAACTAATTTATCTGTAACAAAAAAGACTGCAAAAACATCTTCATCTCAATCAATATCTATTTCTGGTAGAAAAACTGCTTCAGAATTAGACATTATTTTTGTTCAAAATGAAATGAATCTTTTAAGATCAAAGATTAATGCATTGCTTAAAATGCTTGGCAGTTGGGTAAAACCTTAGCAATGAATAATATTAAAAAAAAGGAATTACTGTTAAATTCTAATGATTTAAATTTTTTTCATAAAGACTTTATTACATGGAAAAGATTCAGAGAATTTAATAGTAATTTATTTTATTATAATGTAATAACAAAAAAGTATCAATTGGATAAACCAGAATCAGAGTACATTGAATACGTAGTTAATGATAATGGTTTTAGATCAGATAACTTTGATAAAAAAAATAAAGCAGATATTTTATTTAGTGGTTGTTCTGAAACCACTGGTGAAGGCGGTTCTTTACAAGATTGTTGGGCATACGATTTATATTCAAAAACAAATGCAAATGGATATTATAATTTAAGTATCCCTGGGTCTGGATATGACACAATAATAGATAATTTAATTAGATATTTAAATCATTTTGGTGTTCCTAAAAATTTATTTATTTTATTTCCAAACATTGATAGAAAAAATTTATATAATTTTAAAACTTTTAGAGATCAAAATAATAATTTTGCATATGATCATGAACAACCATCAGAATATTTTGATTGGTCATTTCAATCTATTGCGTCATGGAATAAGACTTCAAAACAATATCCAGAAGATTTTTCAATAAATTCTTTTGGATATAAAACATTACTTGGTTATAGAATAAAACAAATTGAAATGCTAGAAATTTTATGTAAGTCTTTAAACATTAATTTTTATTGGACAACATATTGTAGGTTAGATCAAGAAAATTTTAACAATATAAAAACATTTAAAAATTATTTTATTTTTAATAATGAAGAATCAGAAAAATATATATTTAAATATAAAGAAGAAAACCCTACACTAAAAAATGTTTTTGATAAAGTTGATGGTCATAACGGAATTGCTTGGCACAAATATGTTTCAAAAATATTTAGTGAATATTTGATTTAAAATGCATTCTATATTTTATAAAATTAAATTTTTTTTATGGAAAAAAAAATACAGAAAAAAAAATAAAAAAAGAAAATATATATATTAATGATTATTTTAGGAGTTAATGAAACATCTCATGATGCATCTATTTCATTAATTAAAGATGGTAAAATCTTGTTTGCTGGCCATGCTGAAAGATATAGCAAACAAAAAAATGATTGGTATATTAATAATAATTTAGTAAAAGATGCTTTACAGTATGGCAAGCCAGACTACATTGCTTACTATGAAAAGCCATTACTTAAAAAATCAAGGCTATTACTAAAAGGTGGGGCGGGAGACTGGCTTCCAAAATTTAATATAGATAATATTACAAGAAAATCTTTTAATCATCACTACTCTCACGCCTGTGCTGGGTACTTTACAAGCAAGTTTGATCATGCAGCAATTGTAGTCCTTGATGCAATAGGAGAATATAACACTTCAACAATTTGGGTTGGTGAAGGTGAAAAAATTAAACTTAAGTATAAGCAAAACTATCCAGTTAGTTTTGGACTATTTTATTCTGCCTTTACACAACTAATTGGACTTATGCCTAATCAGGAAGAATATATTATGATGGGTATGGCAGCCTACGGAGACTTCACAAAATATTATAAAGAAGTAGATGAATACTTTCCAAAATATGATACGCAAAAATATAATTTTCATAAAGGAATTAATGACTGGGGAATGCAAATAACTGAGCAAGACAGATTTGATATTGCTGCAGCAGTTCAGTTTGTTTATGAACAAAGACTTAATGATTTTATGCGTATGGCCTACAATCTAACTGGCAAGGATAACCTTGTGTTTATGGGTGGTTGCGCTTTAAACTCTTCTGCTAATACATTGTTGTGGAATATATTTGGTGATGTTTGGATTATGCCCAATCCAGGCGATGCTGGAAGTTCTTTAGGTGCTGCAGCAGCACTTTATGGAAAACATATTGAATGGAAAAACCCATACTTAGGTTACGATTTGGGCGGGGAATATCCAATTGACAAAATAATTGAAGGTATATTAAAAGATGGAATAGTGGCAGTAGCAACAGGAAGAGCAGAGTATGGTCCAAGAGCATTGGGCAATAGGAGTATCCTTGCTGATGCAAGAGATCCATTAATCAAAAACAAAGTTAATCTAATTAAACAAAGAGAATTATTTAGACCATTTGCTCCAGTAGTTATGGAAGAGTTTGCAAACAAGTGGTTTGATATGGACTTTGACTCTCCATACATGCAGTATACCGTTAAATGTTTGCAGCCTCAAAAAATACCATCAGTAGTACATAGAGACGGAACATCAAGAGTTCAGACTGTAAACAAAGACCAACATAGTGGCCTATGGAGGACTTTGAATAAGTTTTACTTACAAACTGGGGTGCCAGTTCTTCTTAATACTAGCCTTAATATTAAAGGACAGCCACTACTAAATGATGAAAGTGATATTATTAATTGGGAAAAAGAGTATGATTTTAAAATTTTAAGAGGTGTGATATAATTAATATGTGCCTGCCAAAAGGGGGTACATTAACTTATTCGCTTGAAAGGGGAATAACATGATGAACGATCCATGGGCCATTTTTAATGACCCTTTTTTTATTGGGTTTAATAGAAACCTAACACAGTTAAACAACGTATATAAAACAAATAACCAATCGTATCCTCCATATGATCTTCTTAAATTAGATGAAGATACATATCGCCTATCTCTTGCTGTTGCAGGATTTACAAAAGAAGATATTGATGTTTCAATAGACAATGGAAATCTTGTAATTAAAGGCGAAACTGTAGAGGTTATAGATGCTGAGGTTGTTCACAAGGGAATTGCTGGTCGTAAATTTACCCGCACATTTGCTCTTGGTGAATATATGGAAGTAACTGGTGCTGAACTTAGGGATGGCATGCTAACAATTAATATTGATAGAATTGTTCCAGAAGAAAAAAAGCCTAAGTCTATTAAGATCAAGTAGTATAATGTAGATAGTCCCTACACAGGACCTTGGGATGGAGTAGTTACCTTTCTCTATATTCCCTGGCTATCGTGCCTGGAATGCCTGTGTAGGGCTTATACACACTGATATAATTGTCATCAATGACTAACAAAAAGTTGGACCATTATGATAAGCAAGAGTTTAAAAATAGACTTGCAAAAATTAAAGAAAAATCTGGCTGTGTAGATTGTGGAGTAAATAATCATATAATATTAGATTTTGATCATTTAAAAGATAAAAAATATAATATTTCAAGGATGATTCATGATGGATTTTCTTGGGCAGCAATTAAAAAAGAAATAGCAAAATGCGAGGTTGTCTGTGCTAATTGTCATAGAATTAGAACGCATGACAGGTTGACACATAAGATAGCCTAGTGATATAATTAATAAGTAGAGCAGGGGTAAAGGAATAGTTAATGCCAGTTTATGATTATAGATGCAATGTGTGTTCTTCTAGCATTGAATTTAAAAAAGAATTTGGTGAAGATAGAGAACCTTCATGCTGTCAGCAAACTATGCAAAGACAATGGACATCTCCAGGAGTTTTGTTTAATGGCAGTGGATTTTATTCCACAGATAATAGAAAGTAGCGGTATACTATGAATACAATGATTGCAGAAGAAGTTATAAGCAAAGAGTGGACTTTAAGTGCTATTGATCGCTGTGATTCATGTGCAGCAGAAGCACTAGTAAAAGTAACTGGACTTACTGGAGAATTAATGTTTTGTGGACATCACTATAATAAAATTATGGACAATTCAAATGCTTATGCCAAAATGATGGCTTTTATGCTTACTATTATTGATGAACGTGAAAAATTAATTGAAAGTAAAGAAAAATAAAATGAAACATAAAAAACATAAAGATATAACAACAGAAGACTATTTGGTTGATTTAAAACAAAGAACAAATAGACCAGACATTATTGAAAAGGTACTTAGAGTTCAAGATTCAGAAGATGTTTCAAAAACAGATTTAACATATCCAAAACCAAATAATGGAAAGTTTGACGAAAATTTTTCATATAAATACATTAAAAAATACAATGTAGAAAAAATTATTGATATAGTTAAAAATTTTGATCAAGAGTGGTTAATTGAAATGGCACGTCAAAAGTCTGCTATTGTGCATGAAAACTCACATAGTTATTTTATTTATGATCATACTAGACAGTGGACTGTCGGAGATCCATACAAAACAGTTTTAAAAAGTGATAATCAAGAATTAGTCAATCTTGTACAGCCAATTATTGATGATTTAGAAAAAATACATAATGGTAAGGTGGGAATGGCAGTTTTAATTAAACTAAGAAAAAACTCTCCAGTTTGGGCACATAGAGACTATCTTGACTATTTAAATACTGCACGTAGACATCACCTTGCAATCATCACTGATCCAAAAACTTTGTTTATGGTTGATGGAGAATTTAAAAACTTAGAAGTTGGAGATTGCTGGGAAATTAATAATAATAAAATTCATGCAGTTTACAATGATGCAAATATTGATAGAGTTCATCTAATGATTGACATTATTCCACAAAACATACTAGATCTAGGAGAAAAATAAATGTACGAATATTTTGTAAAAGAAGTAAAAAACGTTGTTGATGGAGACACAATTGACGTTGTTATTGACTTAGGATTTGATATTCTATTTGCATCTCGTGTTAGACTTGCTGGAATTGATACACCTGAATCACGCACAACAGATAAAGCAGAAAAGGCTCTTGGTCTTGAGGCTAAAGAATATTTAAAGAAACAACTTAAGGATGCAAAATCTGTAGTTATTCGTACAGAAAAAATGGATTCATCTGAAAAATATGGCCGTATTCTTGGTTGGGTATATGTTAATGGAGAATCTGAATCATTAAACAATAAAATGATAAATGATGGATATGCATGGGGCTATCTTGGTGATACTAAAATTAAAGACTTTGAAGCATTAAAAAAGGCTAGAGCAAAGTCTGGAAAATGAAAACAGTATTTTATTTTACAGCAGACTGGTGTCAGCCATGTAAAAAAGTACGGCCAATTGTAGATGAATTAAGTAGAGATTTATTTCCAAATACATTTCAAATTATAAATGTTGATCTTGAAATGGAACTGTGTAAAAAGTTTGAGGTTACTTCAGTTCCAACCTTTATATTAATAGAAGATGGAATAAAACTAAATCGTATAACGGGATCACAAACAAAGGAAAAATTAATTGAGTTTATTAACAATAAAAAAGATATTAAAAAGAATGTTTAATCCTGAAGATAAAAACATGATTCCAAAAGATCAAGAGATTTTAGACTATCTGATTCTTAATGGTGGATTAGAGATAGTGGGAGTTGACTCATCAAACGGATCTTTCTTATACTCCTTTACCCCAAAAATTAAAGAACTTATGCCAGATCTATACACAGAGCATATAAATACAATCAATCAAGAAATGTTATCTCTTTGGGAAAAAGGGTATATAAACATAGACTTTCTTGCTGATGATCCAGTAATAACCTTATCAAAGAAATCTCTAATAGATTCAGAGGTAAGTAAATTAACTAAAGATGAACAGTGGTCAGTTATGGAACTTAAGCGTCTTATGTTCAAGAAAGAAACCTGATATAATCAGTATATAACCTAGGAGGTTTATTATGCCAGCAGGAAAAAGAAAGCCAGCAGGAGGATATCGTGCAGGAGCCAAAGGTTCTTATGGATGCGATGGATTCCCAACAGTAAGCGCAGATGGAACAGTTCACGGATGTCACCCAACAAAGGCTCGTGCAGCAGCACAGGCTCGTGCTATCTGGGCAAGCACTGCTCGCAAATCAATTGCATCAATAGAAAAATCAATGGTCACAGAAGGTGACTTTGTTATGTTTCTTAATGAAGATGACGAAATTAAAGTTGGTCGTGTTGAATATGTAATGACAAATCCTGGATTGCTTGGTCTTCCTGGTTCTGAATATTCAATGGAATATGCTGAAGATGATAAACCAGTTATTGTTCGTATGTATGAAGAAGAAGATGGCGCATGGGAAGAAGAGCCTTATGTTTGTTACCATCGCATGTCAGAAGTTGTAAAAATTGAATCATTGTCAGTATCAGTTGACATGATTGTTGAAATTGGTTCAACTGATTCAGGAATTCCAGAAATAGATTCCGAAATGATGATGGCAATGTATGATGCACAAATTGGTAAAGCAGCGAAGCCTAAATATGAAGATTTAATTAAACCACGTAGTGGTGGTTCAACACCTTCAAATCCAAAATTATATGCAAGAGTTGTGCAAGCAGCAAAAGATAAATTTGATGTTTATCCATCTGCAGTTGCTAATGCATGGGTAGTTGCTGAATATAAAAGACGTGGTGGAATGTATAAGTCAGACTCACCAGATACAACAAAAAGTATTTGGGATGGGTCTTTTGATCCAAAAGGATTTGTAAAGTAATGGCTAAAAGATCTTCTGCATCTTATTATTCAAACCAAGCATTTAATCCAATGCAAATTAAAAATGGAAGAATTGTTCGTTTAAGAAAAGATGGATCTGTTAAAGCAGACCTTGGTCCATATTTAAATAAATCACAGAAAAAGACTGTCAATGGCTGATACATACTCTCCAAATGCTGGCATGAAGTCTGCTGCACGTCGTGCTTTAAAATGGAAAGAAGATGGCAAGGCTACTGGCGCTGGCACTCCAGTTGGTTGGGGCAGAGCAACAGATATTGTTAATGGTTCTGCAATGTCATTAGATACAGTTAAAAGAATGTATTCATTTTTTTCACGACATGAGGTAGATAAAAAAGGTAAAGGCTTTTATTCTGGTCCAGAGTTTCCATCTAACGGAAGAATTATGTGGGACGCTTGGGGTGGAGACGCAGGCTTTTCATGGAGTCGTGCTATAGTTGAAAGAGAAAAGAATAAGGCAGAAAAAGCGTGGATTGGAAGCGCTTTTAGTTTCAAAAAGGGGTAGATAAATGGATGATTTAACTAAAGAAGAGTTAATACAATTATTAACATTCTATAGACAGAGCAAATCTGATCTTGAACTTAGTTTATTGCAAACACAAATAAAGTTAAATAAGGCTATTAGTCTTGCAAATAGCGATGTTCCAGTTCCAGCAACAAAAAAAGTTATTGACAAAAAAGAGTAACAGTGGATTCTTTAAAAATATTTTTCTATGCCTTGCCAGCAGCCTTGACATTCATGGCTGTTTGGTTTATACTTAAGGTATCAAACAAAGATAGGAAGATATTTTTAAAAAAGATTACATATAGACAAAGCAATATATATGAAATCATTAAAGATGTTATTCCAAAAGAAATGTTTGATAAACCAAAAGTTATAACTCAATCACAAAAACATGTTCAGAAGAATATGCTAAAGGTTGTTATAGCCGATGATATGGCATATTGGACAGTTGACAATGTGTTTTATACCGCTAACTCTATCAATGGAAGAATAGATGAAAGCACTATAAAACCAATAGATATGTACTCTATGAGTAATAAAGAATTAAAAAAAATGATGGACATCTTAGATGATTTAAATAAAGGGGTTGGGCCAAATGATAGTAGCAGTGCAGGGGACGACAGAATTTAAAGACTATAACGTCTTTCTTCGTGCAATGAGCGTTGCTTTATCTAGCATGAAGGAAGATGATCAAGAGTTTATAATTTATTCTGTTGGTCCTTCAAATGTAAATAATTTTGTTTCTGAGTTTTCAAATCTCTCTGAAAGAGGAATGAAAGCAAGAGGAAAAAAGATTAAGTTTTATAATACTGCTCCAGCATGGTTAGATAAAAACATGGATCAAGTAAACTATTTTGCTTTTTTAAGTAAGCCAAATGAATCAAAGTCTAGATTAGTTTACTCTGCTGAAGCAAAGAACATTGAAGTTGGACTTTTTAGGTACTAAGGAGAGATATGTTTATTAGAAGTTTAAATACAATGGAAAAGATTATTAATAAAAATGATAACCTATTGTGGGATGGTTGGGACGTAATTGATTTAAAAGAATCAGACGTTGCTAAAACATCAGTTAATGGAATTAGAATAAAAGATAAGTGGTATATCCACAAAGTTTATAAGCCTGGTCGTGATGGTTGGGATATCCCTAATAAGTATAGGGAGTAGTCTTGAAACAGCATTTATGGAAAGATGAGGCATCTTGTTTAGGCCTTGAGACTAACCTTTATTTTGAAGACTATGAGGATAAATTAGAACTTCGTAATGGAATAGATAAAATTTGTATGCAATGCCCCGTTAAAAAAATATGCTTTGCAAATGGCATATCTGGCAAAGAGTGGGGTGTTTGGGGTGGAGTATACTTAGAGGGTGGAGAAATTTCAAGGGAATTTAATAGACATAAGTCAAAACAAGACTGGTCTAACACATGGCAAGCATTAACAATGGAGTAAATAAATGATATATTCTCAGGATCATAATTTTTTATTAATTAGTAACCGAAAGGTTGCAGCAACATCTTTAGAGATAGAGTTGTCAAAAGTTCTTCCACTAAATGCTATAGTAACTACATTATTTCCTGTACGTCAAGACCATAATCCAAGAAACCATAAAGATATATTTTATAAGCATATGGGCTATTCAGAAATAAAACAGTTTTTAAATTTAAAAAATGTAAAATCATATGTAATGGTAAGAAATCCATATGATAGTGTTTTGTCTTCTTTTTTCCATATGCTACAAAATAAAAATCCAAATATATCTACATATGATTTAAAAGAAAATACTGATCTTACAAAAAAAATTGACATTTATTTTAAAAATTATTTATTTAATGGAACCCATGAACTTTATACAGAAAATAATAAAGTTGTTGTAGATAAAATATTATATTATGAAAATGGTATTGAGAATGAAATAAATAAAGTATTGGTAGATCATAATATTGAACAGGTAAAAATTACAAAATTTGAAAACAAACATAGACCAGAATGGGCCACATTTAAAAAAATGTTTAACAGGGAACAAATAAACATTATAAATGATAAATGGGCTTGGGAATTTGATAATTTGGGATATGATAAAATATAATAAAGGGGTTATCAAATGATAATACAAATAATTGGACTACCTGGATCTGGTAAAACAGAACTGGCAAAAGCACTTAAAGATCGCATTAATGCTATTCATCTTAATGCAGATGAAGTACGTGCAACAGTTAATTCTGATCTTGGATTTACCCAAGAAGATCGCATTGAGCAGGCACGACGTATGGGAGAAATGGCAAAACTTATTGCCAAACAAGGAGTTGCTCCAGTTATTGTAGATTTTGTTTGTCCAACAGAACAAACTCGTGAGGCTTTTGGTAAGCCCGATATTCTTATTTGGATGAATACAATTAAAGAAGGGCGTTTTGAAGATACCAATAAAATGTGGGAAGTTCCAAAAACTTATTCCTGCGCCTTTAACAATCATGAGTTAAATTCATATGAAAAAGCAACAGAAATTATAGTATTGTATAACCTACACGATTGGTCTGCTCCAACAACATTAATGCTTGGAAGATATCAACCTTGGCATGAAGGACATCATGCATTGTATTTACAAGCGGGAATGAGAACAAATCAAGTATTACTTGGAGTGCGAAACACATACAATACAAGTGAAAAAGATCCACTTACATTTGATCAGGTAAAAGAATATATTGCCAAAGATGAGTTTATGGATGGTGCAATGGTATTACGTTTGCCAAACATTACTAACATTGTTTATGGCAGAGATGTTGGATACAAGATTGAACAAGTAGATTTGGGGGCAGAGATTCATGCTATTTCGGCTACTGAAAAACGTCGTGAACTGGGCATCTAACATTGGCCAAGGAATTGCTGATGCAGAAGAAGAGTTTGTTAAGGGTATGTTTGAGAAAGATGTAAAAAATGAAAGTAACTAAGGCTAGATCTTTTGTTAAAGCATTAAGTTATCGCATATGGGGAACTCTATCCTCTGTTGCTGTTGCTTATGTTATTACAAAAAATGCTTCACTTTCTATAACAATTGCATTTTGGGAAACTGTAGTTAAAATATTTATTTATTATGCACATGAACGTGGTTGGAATTACATTCAGTGGGGAAGAAAATAATGTATACAGATTCTATGCGTAGGGTTGTACATAATATTCAAGCACCAAAAGGTTTTGGGGTTAATATTATTGACAATGAGCACTTTCTTACGATAAAATTAAATGAGAAAGAGTTTGAAAAAATGTTTCATGATGAAAAAATAAAAGCATTACAATATATTGTTAACTTAAAAAATGCTTTAGAACAAAATGGTGCAATTGTTTTAGTTACAAGGGAGGCAGTACAAAAATGAGTCAAGCATATTATACAAAAAAAATGTGGGATGCGTTTAACAATATTGAATGCCCAGGTGGTTTTCATATTAAGGTTGAAGATAAACTATTTTTCTTAAAAGTAACTGTTGATGAAGAACAGTATAACAATATGACAGAAGAATCAAAACCAGTCGTATATGGATATCTTAATGAAGTTAAAAAAACTTTGGAAGACCTTGGCGCAAGTGTTTTACTAGTACAGGAAAAGTGGCATGGCTAAAAAAATGTTAAATTTGTTTATTTGTAAACTTAGAGGCCACAACTTTATTGACGGCGGATATTGTCCATTTACTGGGAAAACATATAATGTATGCATTAAATGTGAAAGTATAGTTGCAGTATGAAAAAAAGATTGGTTATCTTAATAAGTATTGTTAGTATTTTAATTATATCAAGCATTGCACTATTTGCATCAATATCAAAATCTTTTGATGGCATAAGCCTGGATGATGACGATTGGGATCTATAGTGTCCGAGAATGTAGTACAATAGAATTATGGAAAAAGGGCTTTTAATATTTTTTATGACACTAACATTTTCTTTTGCAATAGGATATATCTCAGCAATGCAAAAATTAAAAAAGACTAATTTTACTTTAGCAGAACTCCATGTTGCGTATACAATGCTTCAAGATTTAAATAAACTTAAGTTTAGCAATAATGAACAACACGAAGACTCACTTCACAAAGAAAACTTTATTAAATTTTTATCTGACTCTCGTGATTGGGCATTTGAATATATAGAAAATTCTCAAAAAACTATTAAAGAAGTTGCAGAACAATTAAACAAAGATGGTTTTGAACAACAATCAAAAAAACTATTAGAGTTATTACCAGAAAAGGTTGCAGAATAATATGAAAGAACTTATACTTTCAATACTAACAGGTTTTGGATGTGGCATTATATTTGCTGCATTCAAATTGCCAGTACCAGCACCTCCAGTTTTTGCTGGGGTAGCAGGCATAATAGGCCTATGGTCTGGCTACGCTATACTAACAAAAGTTATATCCTAGGAGGAATAATGAATAATATACTAAACGATAAAACAAAGGCAATGCTTGCATCATACGGACGATCTGTTCTTGGTTCAGTAATTGCACTTTACATGGCTGGCGTAACAGATCCTAAAGATCTTTGGGCTGCACTAGTTGCTGCTCTAGCACCAGTTGCATTGAGAGCACTTAATCCTAACGACAAGGCGTTTGGCGTACTGCCAAACACTGGTGCTGTTTCAGATGCGCTTAGCAAGATTGTACCTGCTAAGAAGGCTCCAGCAAAGAAGAAGGCTGCTGCTAAGAAGTAGTCTTATTTTAAATTAGGAAAGGCGAGTTGAAATATACTCGCTTTTCTTATTTAACAAAGGAAAAATATGGATTTTGTATATATATGTAAAGATGGAGATAATGAAGAGTTAAAGTACTCAATTAGATCCGTTGTATCTTCTTTCCCAGACTCAAACATATGGGTTGTTGGTGGAAAACCAAATTGGTATACAGGTAACTTTATTCAGGTATCCCAAGTTTTTCATAAATATAGAAACGCTTTTGAAAACTTAAAGGAAATCTCAGAGTCAAAAGATATAAATGAAAATTTTGTTTTAATGAATGATGATTTTTATATAATGAAACCTTTAACACAAATAGATACTTTTCATGGATTGCCACTGATTGAAAAGGTTGAAATGTATGAAAAATTAAACGGTAGGTCGCCATATACTAAAAAACTAAGAATGACATATGAAAGATTAATAAAATTAGGTTTCAACGATCCACTTGATTATGAACTACATGTTCCAATGCCAATGGAAAAAGAAAAATTAAAAGAAGTATTACTACAAAGAGATACCTTTTTATGGAGATCTGTATATGGAAATATGTTTAATGTTGGTGGTACATATATGGAAGATGTTAAGGTTTATTTAAGTGGTGCCTTATTAGCAAAATCTCATAACATTAAAGAAGAAAACTCAATATACTTATCAAGTTCTGACAGTTCTTCTAGGCATATGATATCTAATATTCTTAAGCCACAATTTAAATCAAAAACTAAATTTGAGAGATAACTTCTAGCCACTTATCTTTAAGTATACTGTTAGAGAAATTATTAAATCCTATAGCAAATGCTTTTTCTTTTTCATCCTGTTTATTTGTTAGACTAATATAATTGTCAACGCATAGTGCTAAGTCTTTTCTATTAGCCTCAAAAAACTCAATTCTAACTTTTGTTCTAAAGGTACCAAGAGATGAAGATTTAACCAACCAATTGGCTGGAAGTATTTCATTGTTTGGAGATATATCTGTCATAAAAACGGGGAGTCCAGAAAGCAATGCCTCATTCATAGGTAAACAAAGACCAGCATAACGTCTAGGAAGTATCATAGCGTCAAACCCAGTATACATATCTTCTCTATTGTCTGGATTGCCAACCTCAATTGTTAACCTAGAATCCTTTATGTTAGTCTCTACCTCATTTTGACTTCTTATAACTAATTGATAATCAGCCTTTGAATACCGCAACATTTCAAGAACTGTATCAGTTCCATTTCTATCTTTTGCTGCCTTTCTACCAGTAATATGTAATATCCTGTTGTGATCCTTAGACATATTTGTTTCTTTAGCATTAATAAAAGTAACTGGATTAGTTGGTGGTGGCAAGTGCATAACATTTGATCTACTGCCAAAAAGTTTTTTAACATGGTTTATATTCCAACTGCTAGGTGCTAACAAAACATCTGCGACTGGTAGTTCTGGTGTAGAAAGACTTCCAAAAAGTTCATAGTTATATTGAAGAATTGTTTTAACGTTTCTTCTTTTAGCATACTTTACAAAATTTTGATCATAAAATGTTTCACAACTTATAACAACATCAAGGTTTTCAAGAAAAGAAACAATTTGTTCTTTAGTTGGAAAGCCATTTGTTTTAATTGTTTCATATCCTTGATACCATTCTGGATGTTGTTTATTTTTATTAAAGGGGGTTGAGTCAATAAGCATAACCTTGCTTGGAGTAAGCATGTTAACTAATTCTCTTGTTTGATTTCCAAGACCAGTGTTATCTGATCTGGCAATAATACCAACTCTCATTGTTTATTAAACCAAACATCATCATCTGATGTAAATTTTCTTCCACCTTCACGACCATCTAAATGATAAGAGCGTTTAATGTTTCCTTCTGGATGGTATATCCAGAGTTTATGTTTGTTCCATCCATCTTCAGAAAATTCTCCATTTGGAGAAATATCATCTTGTAATCTTCCATGAGTTTTATCTTCAATAAATGCTTTGTCTTCAAGCGGTGGAAGTATAATATCTCTATAATATGAAACTTTGCTAAGATGTGGTCTTTGACTCCATTGAGATGTTTTCATAAAACCATCTTCCAATCCAAACATCAAGTGATTGTGTGATTCTGGGATTGACGCTTCATGATGAAAACGAACTGTATTAGCCTTTTCATATGCAATTAAATCACAACATTTTTGCCAATCAATTTCTGCATCTGGCGTAATGGGTGCATCTCCTTCAACATAAAGAATTGCAGATGTTTGAACTTCATCAATAGTATTACGCATCATTGTGCTTTGATGGCTGTGGTTATCAAATATTATTGGAAGAACGTTGTTATATTCATGCAAACATTTCCAAAGAATTTTATTCTTATACTCATTATAGTCTTTTTCACGATTCATTTGTTCTTGTCGTAATCCATCAATCTGCATTATAATTTCATTTTTAGGAAAATGAACTCTAATACATCTAATAGTCTCATCAATAATATGTGTATTTGGATGGCTTGGCAAAACAGATGTTGCTAAAATAATAGTTATATCATTTTTATTCATTTATTTGCCTCATTAGTTTTATTCCAAGATCTCTTTTATATTTCATCCACCAGCATACCACCTTGTGCATGTTGTGAGGGTATTTATTTAATAGTTCAGGAACTAAGTATCTTAACTCAGCCCAAGTAGAAACAAAACTTACAGGAACATTTTCTTCAAATATAATATTATAAAAATCAATAGAGTCACCTTTTGAATTAATCTTATCTCCTATTGGAAGGCATAACATTTCTATAGCCTCAAAAAATCTAAAGGTATCTATTGTTACCGCACCAGAAGGGGCTGGAGCAATCCTAGCGTTGGCAAGGTTGCGATAGTAGTCTATTGGCTGATCGCCCTGTGCAAAGCCTGCTGTGGGCTTAAAAAGGGTGTTTGGCATTGACTGTATGGCCTTTGATAGTTGCTGCCTTCTTGAATGAGTTATTTGACCACCAAAATATAAATCATAATTCTTAATAGGATAGTCTGGCATAAACTGCTTTAAATGTTGGGGAACTCCAATAGGTAATTTATTATATTGCTTATTACTTTCATTAGGATACTGAATCCATATTTCAATGTTAGGATGATTAATCTTTTTTATATCAAATCTACTTTCTTCATCTCCAGTGATGAACAAAAGCACCCTTGATATATTTTGTATTTCTTTATTTATATTTTCTTCATGTCCAAGACTTTGTGGTCCAGGAACAATAACAAAGCCTCTGTCAACTTTTGGAATAGAAGTAACCTTAACCTGATCAATTTCATACTTATCAAATACTTCTTTTAATAAACCATAGTCCCATTTGTCATTAGCATAGTCTTTACCATTATGAGAATATAAATAGGCTCTAATCATTTTAAAATTTTCCACAACTTTTCTTCTACAACAAGTTTACCGATTAAATCTTCGTCTATGTATGATGGATTATGTGCATGTGATATCTGTGAGTTGTACATTTTTATTGCATCAATTTTATGTTGTGTAAAGTTAATACTAACATTTTCTAAAGTATGGTTTGATTCAAAGATTCTTAATCTTGTTCTATGTAATTCTGGATATAATAATCTATATGGTAACTCAGCATAAACAAAATATGTTTTATTAAAATCTTTCATTAAATTGAATAAAGTATCTGATAAAAAAACATGATCTGGATGATGAATTCCCAATGGAATATATACATTGTCAAAATTTATTATAGTATTTTTTATCCAATTAATTAAATCATCTTCATTCTGTTTTCCATAAACATCATCTAATAAGTCTCCATTAATAACTTTAGCATTAATCATAGAGCAGGCCTCAAAATGTTCTTGTCTTAATGTACTATGTTTCTTATATCCAATATCATCTGTTGGTATACCAGCAAATGCGGATGCAATAGTAAAATTATGATCATTATCAATGATATAATCGCCTAAAGAAAAAATTGCATCGTCTGTGTGTGGAGAAAAAATAAGACTACTCATAAAATAAATGAACCTCATGTTGATAGTCAAGCAGTACTTCTTTGTAACCCAATTCTTTTATCCATTGTCTAAGATTATATAAGTATTCATTCCATTGCTGTAGCATAAACTCAGGGTGTCCAGATAGCCATATCTTAGGCTTATATTCTTTAAGAACCTTCTCAGCCCCTCCTAAGACTCGCCATTCACTACCCTCTACATCTAAAGAAATTGCGGTAGGTGGTTTAATACCGTGATCATAAACACATGAATCTATAGTAATCTGACCATATGAATCACCTTCAAGATATAACTCTTTAAATCCATGTGCTGCTATAAGTTCATTATCAACTTCTGGTGGCCATTCGTTATAATAGATACGTGCAAGACTGTTTATTTTATCAGATGCAAATCCAGGAATAGATACCATTGGAATTTTTAAATTATTAGCAGACCATGTTATTGGAAAGTGTGACCAGACCTTTGGATTAGGTTCAAATAAAACTACTTCTGCTCCCCACATTTGACATAATGCAGTCATTTCACCTTCTTCTGCACCAACATAATAAATAACATCACCTTTACCAAGATTGTTGTGCATTGATTTAAGCCTTAATTTTTCCCAACCTGCTTCGCTATGCCATTCTGGTCTATCTGCACGATGTTTTGGAAGAACCATTTCAAACTCTCCGTTTAAAATTGTCTTAATCATTTCTGTCATTTCATTGCCTCAACAAAATAAAACTCATGTTCTCTTGTGTCAATTTCGTATATTTTTTCATTTGAATATACTGTTTGTTTAAAGTTTGTTTCAGCAACATTATTAAAGCCAACAGCCTGTAATTTATATTGTAACGCCTTGCTTGTTAGTAGCGATGCTGATTGTGAATACCAAGTTAGCCATGCAGAAAATCTTTTATCTAGATCATCTTCAGAATTAGGGAAAAAATTAATATTATTATTCTTATATGCATCAAACCCAGAGACTATATCTGGAAGGCTAATTCTTACAACTCCACTTGGTTTTAAAACCCTATAAAATTCTGATAATACCTTTTCAATATTGTGATATTTAACACAACAAATTATTGCATGACAAACAAGAATATCACAAGAGTTGTCAGTTATTGAACTTAAATCCCTGTGTTCAGTTTTAAATTCTGGATCAAGGTCTATGTTAACCCAATCAGATGGCTGTATACTTCCACATCCAAAGTTTATATTCATTTGTTTTCCATATAAAAATCAACTATTTCTTTCATTGTGTCTCTCATGGTGTGTTCTGGCTTCCATCCAGTTTTTTCGTGTAGTAAGGATGAATTCATAAATTGTTTTTTAATTTCAAAGCCATCACTTTCAACTATCTCATGTCTAACTTTTTTACCAATGACATCTTGTACAATATTAAATACTTCAAGGGTAGAGTATCTTTCACCAGATGATATATTAAATGATGGAATATTGTTTGTTGTTTCTCCGTATGTAAGTATGTTTGAGTATGCTGATACAACATCTTTAACATTTATATACTCTCTGATATCTCTACCAGCATTTCTTATGGTAAACAACACATCGTTTTTATATGCCCTTACAATTCCAGGGATCAATCGTTGAATATTATTATCACCAGTTCCATAGATGTTGCATGCACGAGTAGTTATAACAGGCATATTGTAAGTATTCCTATAAGAGTTACAAATGATATCTGTGATTGATTTAGAGGCATCATATGGATAAACTCCATTTAAAATATGATCTTCAAAGTATTCATCTTTAGTTAATTCACCATATGCTTTATCGCTAGATGCAACAATAATTGATTTACATTTTTTGTACTCTCTTAATGATTCAAGAACATTGAGTGTGCCAACTACGTTTGTATAAAAAGTACTGTATGGGTACTTAATTGAGTCATAGGCTTGTGTTTGTGCTGCAAGATGAATAAAATAATCTGGTCTTGACTTTTCTATAAAGAAATCAATGTCTGTTTTATTATTAATACTTCCATATACCTTGTTTACATTTTTAGAAAGTTCTGTACGGCTATGCTCATCCTTTAATAATACAAAAACATCCCAGCCCAAAGAAAGATAGTGGTTTGATAAATGAGAACCAAGCAGTCCAGTTGCTCCAGTAATCGCTATGCTCTTCACTATATACCCAACTCTCTGATTATTGCATCCCATCTGTGTACATAGGTATGTTCTTTCTTTGTTCTTTCATGCCCACTAACTCTTATGCTTTCTCTTGACACTCCATCAAAAAGATATTGATCTATTTTTGTTTTTAAATCATCAAAGTTTCCATGTTCATAAAAAATAATTTCTTTGTTATCTTCAAAATATTCTTCAAGGCCTTTGATGCGAGGGTAAATAGTAAAGCCACCACGACCAGTGCTTTCAAATAGCCTATCACTAGTGTAGTAAGGATAGTTAAAGTTAATATTAAGACTGTCTCCTATTGCTACCTTGCTTTTTGCGTAGATACGATTTAACGCATCTCCACGAACAGTTCCAGTATCACCATCTCCACCAACATGAAGGAATCTTTTGCCATACGTTTTTCTTAAAAATTCTATTAGTTCTGGGCGATATTTATGTTCATGGTGATACCCTTTACTTCCAACAAATATTACATCATTCTCAAAATTATTAATATCATAATCAGAATGTATATAACATTCTTTATCATAAACACCAGCAGGAATAAAGTGTCCTTTTACATTTGTGTTTTCATTAAACCAATTAGCCATCAGTTTATCAACTGTAAAGAAGTGACCAATTGTTTTATAAAAATTATCATTCTCTAAATCTTTTTGTCGTTCAATTCCAAACCATAAATCAAGATGGTATGTCATGGTAGGAATGCCAGCAGAGTTTGATTGTCTTAGTACTTCATCCATTGGAATTGATCCTGGGGTATTCCATCTATGTGTGTGAACCCATATAAATAGGTTTGACTGTAATGCCCTCTTTAATATCTGCTCGCTTGTTGCTTTCTTTTCCTGCAATTTTTCAACGGTATGTCCAAGAGACTCTAAAGACTTAGCATGGTGATTTTCACTGCTATAAGGAACTTCAAAGTTACCAAGAAAAACTATGTTAGCCATTAATGAAAACTATCTCCACAGGAGCATGATCCATCAGCATTAGGATTATCAATGGTAAAGCCTTGCTTATCAATCTTATCTTCAAAATCCATAACAGCACCATTTAGGTATGGGACAGACATCTTGTCTATTCTTAAATCAAATCCTTCATAGTTAAATATAGAATCATCTTCATTAGCATCGTAATCAAACATGGTTTGGTATCTTAATCCAGAGCAACCACCAGGTTGAACAGAAAGACGAAGAAACAGTTTTTTGTCTGGAATTGCAACCTGAGACTCTTGAATTAGTTCAGCAACTTTTAGTTGCGCTGCTTCACTTAGTTGCATTTGTTTGAACCTCATTCTGCCCTCTTGCAATTGCTGCTGATATTTCAAATGCTTTTTGTGTTCTACGTGATTTGTTTAAACCTTTTGCTTTCCATAATACCGAAGTACCCTCAATATCTACAGCAATTTGATCTCTAATTTCTTTGACCGTAAACACTATAAATTCCCAAATTTCTTCTTTTTGTTTCTCTGTAAGTTCTTCTGTCCAGTTACTCATCTTCATCCTCAAAATCTCTCAGGGCACTTGAATTGCTAAAGCAATTACTACAATCATTATTAACCAATCTGCCACCACAGTAGTCACAAAACATACTTCTATGATACCAGATCGTATCTCCAGAGAGAATTGAACTCTCGTTTACACCGTGAAAGGGTGTTGTCCTAACCACTAGACGATGGAGACGTGGAGCGGAAGACGAGACTTGAACTCGCAACAATCTGCTTGGAAGGCAGAAACTCTACCAATTGAGTTACTTCCGCATTCGCTGGTCTGGCAGGGCACGATCCTGCGACATCCGAATTAACAGTTCGGCACTCTACCAACTGAGTTACAGACCAATAGTACAGCAGGTAGGACTTGAACCTACGATAGCCGAATTATGAGTTCGGTGCCTTGACCAACTTGGCTACTGCTGCTTAAAAACTATCCTCTAGCAATTTTAGCAGCAAGTATTCTCATTCCAAGAGCATTAGCAATACTATTTTCAATTTCAATAGCCTCAATTTCTTTGGCTATTTGTTCTCTAATTTCTTTAATATGCATTTCTAATGTTTTTTCCACTTTATCCACCCAATCTATTTTAGTTATCTGCTCTCACATCTGAACTCTTTAAATAAAATACCAATGTCATTTTTAACCCACAAGGACAATGAAAGTTATAATCTAACTCTTTATGGATTTCCATAGTAATCTTTGTGCTACAAGCATCACAGACAAACTCATAGGTATGCATTACTTGTCTTCCTTTTCCCAAACGATTTTACCATCTTTCCAGACTGGCCAATATCCAAGACTTCTCCAGTCCATGGTCATAATCTTAGGTTCTTTCACTAATCAACCTTATATGTCATTACAAAATAACATGCAACGTATCCCAACACAAATGCTGGAATTAACAATAAAGCATTAATCATGTTGTTTTTTTTCTGCTTTTTTAAAGATAGCGTGAATGCCAAAGAAAGCAGTACCAACAATGACCGTCATGCCCAAAACCAAAGCGGTAGCAAAGCAGATATTGATAGTAAATGTAGCAAGGGACTCAACCCATGGATATAGTTTCATCTATCTAGTATACCAAACACAATGACTTGGGTCAATGACATATGATGCAGTAGAAAGGGGTTCTCATATTATTTTCGGATATGATAAATACCCTAGAGCATTTTATGCATGTTGCTCTTATGAGACCATTTTCAATGTGCTCTGATTTAATAGACATTGATCGTGTGTAGTATATTTTTGTTAGATACCAAGTAATTGCTATAGCGAGTAAAATTGTCATACATTTAGTATATCAAGGTTTGGCGATAAAAGCAAGGCGCAAAATAGGTTTTAAGTTCGGCGAAATATAGAAATATCAAACCTCCCTATGCCCTAAAGGGCACTATCGGTGAGTAGTCTTCATATGCCTAAATAAAGAATCGTGAGCAAATATACCCCATCTAAGTTCCCACTCTTTATTGCAGGTAGGACAGATTATTATCCTAGTCATTTTTATTAACGCACCATAATTTTCCTGGAAGCCATTGATGGGTTTCGTAAAAGTCTTCTTCAAATTCTGACATATTACATTCATTACATTTAGTATCCATTTAAACACACATTTCTAGTATGGTAAAGCCTGACCCTAGTCATTATTTTTTTTGTCGGGGCATACAAAGATTCCCCACAACAACTACAGGTATAAGACCATTCCTTAGCAAAGAAGTCATACATAACACCTTTATACAACTGATATTTTTTAGATACAAAGGCTTGAAATGGATCTGGGATCTCGTATGTTTTAGAACTCAAAGCCAACCCAAAACCATAAAAAGTCTATGTTAATATGATATCTATCAATACGAAAGCCTAATCCAAAACCTTTTGACATTCCTATGTACAGCCAACATTTATTTTGAATGCGATATTCTTTGATCATATATCTATCATATCAAATTTAGGTAGTAAAGTCAAACACACACAACATGCTTGATATTTTTGTTTTTCTTGTTCCATAAAATCTCTGTACCAACCGATATATTATTATCGCAATTGCAGCACTTACTCTTAAACTTACTTACAATTTTAACCCACTTGGGACCACCTTTAGGGTGTTTCTTAACAAGTTTCTTGAGTTCTCTTTTTCTAGATGGCGTTAATATATTTCCAGCGCTATCGTATTGTACGGTGCTAAATCTATTGTTTTTTGTTCTGACTTGTCTAACGTGCATTAATTATCCATCTCAATGACGCCTTTGGTATCAAGGCATAGTTTGCATATTTCAAAGAAGGCAGGCTGTCCTGATATAGAATCAACTATATAGTTGTAGTCACATACATGGGGAGTCTTACGCATCTCATTAAAGTGTTTCCAAGGATCTTTAAGAAAGTCATCAACATTGCTCATACATCAAGCATATCAAATTTTGCGGGGGAAGTCAATAAGAACCGTATTACCCCTATAAGACATAACCCTATATGCCAAACCTTGTTTTTGGGATATGCCAGATATCCAGGATATAAAGGTTTGAACCTATGTGCAACTATCTGGTTTGACAATGAGAATATGCACAATATGGATCCAGGATGATGGTTTGATACCCTCCCAAAATAGGCTTAGAAGGCTTATTTGATACCTTCTGGAGTGTTTGATAGGATAATTAAATCTTACTGATATTTTTTAAATATGGTTTTGGTGGAGGAAAGTGGAGTGAAGTGGGTGATTAGGCGCTTTTATAGATGGCGTCGTAATGTCCTGGAGCGCCAAACCTCCTACCATCAAACCTTCATATTGTCAAACCATCATATCCCGATAGCGGATTATACTACCAAACCTCCTATTTGTCAAACCTTGTATGCTAAAAACCCCTATAAATTTTGTACAAAAATGTAGAAAAAATGTAGCAAAATCCAGCAAAAAGAATAGAAAGGTTTGGTATTTATTTAAAAACCAGGAGAAAAGGTTTGATATCTTATAGGGGGTAATTAGTTGTATCTTTCTGGATCCCCCGCCAAACTTTCTGGGATTTTTTGAGGCCCGTCGTAATGTCTAACAGGATAATTAAAACGCTTTAGGGCGGGGGATAAAAAGATATGATCGTAATACCTATAGTATAAGATATAAAACCCTATAGCCTGGTATAAAGGTTTGTCGGCTATAAGGTTTGAAAGGTTTGAGATATAAAGGTTTGGCATGAATCTGGGAAATTTTTTAGGTCTTCGTAATGTTTTTTTAGGAAAATAAGGTTTGTACCATATGTCCCTTTTGATATGATTTGGGCCGCCCCGCCGCAGCGGGCCTGCAACCGCTAGTCTTGAATAGAGTTAAGTAATTCGTCTAGGCTTTCAAACTCTATATCCTCTGCACCTAAAGACGAGATCAAAAGTTCATACGTTTCATTAACATACACCTCTGATTGTTTTGTTGGCAAAACCAATTCATTCATTAGCAGATAAGCCATTGGCAAACCTAAGTCGTTGTACTCTATAAAATCTTTTAATTGGTCGTCATCTCTATAGTTCATCCACAACTCAGCAAGAATAGTTATCTTGTTAGAAAAGTCGTTCGGCATAGTATTTACCAATCTCTCTGTATTCTGCTACTGTCTTATTATACTCTGTTGCTTCTAATACTTCCAATGCCCTCGCATAAACCACATAAGGCTGAGCAGTTGCTAAATATTTTCCTACGGCTTC